TAAAGATTAAAATCAAAATTATATGGTACAGGATTATATTGTGAAATTAATCCAGTAGTTGTTTGTGCAAATTGTTTAAAATTAGTATTTTGTTTACGAGAAGAATCGTAAGAAAGACCGGCCATTTCAAAAGACATTCTTGGTAATGCTATTTGAATTTTTTTATCTAAAGTTGGATCATCGTCTAAACGTCTTACATATAATTCCTTTGTTGCATACACAATAGGTACCAACATACGTTCAGCTTCTGTTAAATCTGGATTATAACGAACTAGGGTAATATTGTCGAATAGGTTACCAAACCCAATAACCATCTTTCGAATAATTCGGTTATATGAAATATTGGCCATTAAATTTCTCCAAATGGATTAGTTTCAGAGAAATCTATAATTGCGTCTGCTTGAGTATTAATATACTTATTGTCATAACTTTCATTATAAGAATTATCTAGTTGTGAATCATAAGAAGTTAATATGTAACGTGCATTACTTGATGCACCAATAATTACAACATTGTTTGTAAACGTACCAGAAATATTGCTGATCATTAAAGAATTGGCCGATGGTGTCCAAGCTTGTACGATTGCCACACAAGTAGCATTGGCTTGAGTTTGGTCGGCTGCCTGATATACTGTTTCGTTTATTGTATAATTGATTACGTTACTAGTTTTTGCTCCAGTAACCAACTTAATCATGTAACCAGAATCACTAACAATCATATCAATATCGTTAACACCAGTATCGATAATCTCTTGAGCATACTTGAATTTCTCAAGACGCAACTCATAAAAATATGGTTCTTTACGACCTAACATATGAAAATCTTTTGCTTGTTCCGTAAATGTTATTTCATATAATTCACCAGTACCATTTAAGAATGGCACATAAACCAAATCACCTTCTCTTGGACGTGTAAATGTATTTTGTGGAACTCGTTGTTGAAATGACCTACGGGAAACAGATACCGTCACCACATTTTTAATTTCTAGGCCAAACTTAGAAAAGAACTCTTGTTGACCTTGGTAATCCATTACGTCACCAGAAAGGTACATTTCTAATGGAAAAGCTGATTTGAATTTTTTAACTGGATCTTCACCATATAATATATCTCTATCTGCCGGATTTTCTATAGGCAAATAGAATGCATCAAAACCCATGATTTGCATGGATTCAACAATCAGATCCTCTATTACTCTTTGTTCGGCAGTAGAGTTGTAGTTATTAAAATATACACTTGTTGGCATATTAGTTCATCATAAATTCTAATGGAGCACCATACTCGTTTTGCATTTCAGTTTCCAGCTTTTCAATTTCGCCTACCGCTTCTTCATAAATCTTATCACCATTAAGTGTGACACCACCCGGTAATTGTAAGCCAGAAAACTTTTTGAGGTTGTTTCCCCATGTTCGTTTGAATAGTGCCGTAGTATATTCTTTCAACCATCGGTCATTCCATACTCGATTATATTCTGTGGCATCAATACAAGCATAACATTCGGCAACTACAATTGTACCAGCAGGAGCTTCGGATGCTCCCCATGCCCAATCAATAAAGAGTTTTCCCATATGTCGTTGGAAACGAATAGGAACTTCTCCACTAAACATTAATTCCAGTGAACGTAAGTGTTGTTGTGTTAGAGTATAGTTAACGTAAGATGCGGAGGTAAAGTCGTAGAGTTCGTTTAGACGGAGTTGATACCGCAGGTCAAACATATTAATAGTTGCCTGAGAATCTTGGACTGGGAAAATACGAGTAACGCCAACAATGTCCAAAGGAACATTGGCAGAATCTAACACATTGGTTAAATCCAAATATTGATTATTGACATCGGCATCCGTAACCCTTCGGATATAATAGATTTTTTGTAGACCATCAAAGTGGTAGTCTTGCCAATATTGAATGGCATCATCTATTCTATCTTCTAACTGGTCATCATCAATATTGATTTCAATGACAGGGAAACCTAATCTTCTTAAACAGTAATCTTTTAAAGTTGCTCTACTTGTTACGGCCGGCATATTAACCTCCTATGATTAAGGTATTTATGCTTCGATTGGATTACTTACCAGGGTAATGGTGCAGGTTGTGGAACTGGAATTGATGCTTTAGCAATCTGGTCAGTTACTTCTTGTTCCATGGCGGACACACGATCCTCACCTAAAGCATTTTTAGTCCATTGTAAAGCTTGTTCTTCAGTAATATCAGCATAGGGTGTGAAGTTTTCTGCATCTGGTGCCAATAAATTGACAGCATAACTCACTTGTCCTGTATATTCTCCATCGGTACCGCTGATAGAAAAGTTGGACATTACAGCCACTTTCTCTAAGTCGCCTTCATTTTGTACCATTAAACCAGTAACTTTCCATGTGTATGTGATTGCCATTTGAACAACTCCTTTGTTTATACTATATTTATAATTTAAACCATTTAATTAAGACCCAACTCTTTACGAATCTTTGTAGCGGAGATTGAGTGTGTTTCATCATCAAATGTTTCTTGTTCAATTTTGTAACCCACATCACGACCATAAGTAATATTTACAATGTTTGGTACCACCTGAATCTCGTATTGTCCTTGATAAATTGGATCTAAATCACGTTTAATATAAGATTTAACTTGTTCAATGGCAAACGGATTAGAACCTTGCCATCCTTGGCAATCTCGAATCTGAATAACTACTTGACCGGTTTTAGCAATGGATCGGTCAAACAATGCTCGATGACCTTCATGCCATGGTTGCCAACGACCTAACATCTGTACTGTTTCTTTTTGCCAATCAAATGTTGGCCGCCTACGATTTTCAATAATATGATTACCAATAAACTCAGCCCACTTTTCAGCATTCTGTTCGGTCACACGAAAGTCATATACCTCTGGTGGAATAAAGGCTTTGTTAGTATCTTCAAAACGACCTTTGTCAATGGTGTCCATCCAAATAGTCCAATCGGCCTTGAAGTTGTTTCTCATCTCCACCAATGGTGCCACAAAATCACAGATAACATAATCACCACCAGCCTCTAAAGCAAACTGTGCCATTCTTAGCGATTGACGAATACGACCAGTATCAGTAAAATCCCAATCGTTGTATTTTTTACGAACTTCATCAGCATTGAACCAAGTAACTTGAGCATTAAAACCTGTGATAGGTAACATCTCAGCATTACTATTTGTCGTACCGTTTTTTTCAAGATACTTCTTTAATGCTTCCGCCATAAATGTTTTACCTGAACCAGGTAATCCCATAATCAAAATCTTTTTCATTTATATTCCTTTATTGAGGTTTGCATAATAAATTATTTCCAACTACTGTGTAATCATATTCATACTGATTTAAAAATTGTTTGATATCGTCTATAATAGTTTTTCTATTATCACAATGTTCCACAAATATAATAGGCAAGTGTTTTTTAATTGTGTTAGAACCTCCAACTAAAACGTCCAAATCCATGCCTTCCACATCTATTTTTAACAAGTGTACTTTAGGTATATTATAGTGTTCTAAAAACCAATCAATTGTGTGTATGTCAACAACAACTTTATTGTTTGTTTTTTCAGTAATAATATCTTCTACTAAACTAAAAGTACCAAAATCATTTTTTCTAAAGTAATTGGGTTCTACGAATTCAATCTTAGTATTTTCTTTACCTAATCCAATGTTGTATGGGTATACATTATATAGATTGTTTATAGAGGCATTCCCACATAACATTTTAAACACTTCTCTTTGGGGTTCAAAACAATATATTTTTCCCTGAGGAAATGCTCTGGCCATCCAAGTGGTGAATGTTCCTATATTGGCACCAATGTCAAATATTACAGGCTCAGAAAATTCTTTAATTGATTCATAACAATTAAATGCTTCTATTGTTGAGGTATTACCATGATCCAGTAACCATTGACCGTGGCCAACTTGGTTATCATTGCAATCAAAACGATTTACAATCATCAACCCGTGGTCACAACTCAATAACACATTACGGTGAACTTTATCACCTACATTAAATATCATAATATTAAAAAATATTTAAATTTTCAAATCTTCCTGGTTTGTGTACTTTAATAAAGATGTTAACCGATTCTGCCACATTTGATAATGTATTAAGTTTATTGTTTAACTCTCCACTACCCAACATACCATTTGCTAATTGTTCTTTCCAATATCCAACAATTTCATACGTTACATCGTATACCTCTAAGTCAACAGAGTGATATATTCCAAACGTACTATCACTAAATTTCTTTTGAATAGATTCGTGATTTACTTTTTGGTCAAACATCTTAAATGTTTTGGCAGATAAAGGCCTAACATGGGTGTAATCGTCCCAAAACAAATCACAACGGTGATGTGGAACATTTATAAACCATTCTGCTTGATCGGCACTTACTCGATACATTTCTTTAATAACATTGGTAAAAACTTTTGGGTCTTGACCTAGATGTTCTAAGATATTATCTGCTGTAATCTTCTCAAAGAAGTTATCTTCATATGGCCATGGAGTTTTTTCAAAGTCTAATACTTCATCAGGATTACATTTAGCTTCCACGTCCACATTCCAATGGTCGTTTAATTTTTTAAACCCACAACCCATGTTTAGTTTTTTATGTTCTGGTGTCATAATATATCCTTTTAAATCCAAGCGTTCCAAAATATTTCACGATTGTATTGTTCGTAAATATCAAGTCCAAGATACTCCACACAGTTAACTGTGGTACGATCCAGTGATGGTTTAACTTTGTGTAAATTAGGTAAACCAATTGCCAAATCATTATAGACTTCTGTTTGAACAATCTTTTCAAAGTCATGTTCGTATTTTGGTAATTCTAAAAATTCATAGATTCGTTTTGTTTGACTTTTTGGACTATTGCAAAAACGGTTGTAATCAATAAAAAGAAAACGATCCAAGTAACCCATAGTAATTGCATCTTTAATATTTCTATGTGATAAACCCATTGGGCCTTCAGGACCAGCATAGTAATAAGCTCTAGAAGCAAT